TTGATAATCATTTAAAATAGACGGTAGTTGAGATTGTAATGTTTCTAATTTTCGAGTAAATTGAGAAGCAGACGGAAACTGATTCATAAAATCCTCTTCTGTTTGTAAATTCATTAATATATATATTTATTTAAAATAAATATAAATAAAAAGCTAAAAAGGAATATCAAAAGCTAAAATAAGTTTATCTACATATTTTATAGTTTCACTATAACCTCCTATAAATTTTTTATCATAAAAAATTATAGGAAACGTTTTTACTTCTACATTAGATATTTCTTTAATATAATTTAAAAAAAAATCTTTATCTTCAATTATATATTCATCTGAATCAATTAAATTAAAATTTATATTATTATCCTTAAGTAATTTTTTAACTTTTGTACAATTAGGACAACCACTTTTACTATAAATAGTAAATCCTGATTCAGAAGGGTTTTCAATTTCCATATTAATATATAAAATTATATTTTTAATACAAATTTTACACAAATTTTAAACACAAATTCTATAGTAATCAGTTTTAATTGATGTTTTACTTGATCTTATAATATGACAAATCTGACCAGGTCTTAAACAAATTACACGTGCAACTGGATCAAATCTTGAAATATCTGGAAATTGAATTTTATCTGTAATATTATATTTTTTTACAATTGTATTAATTTCGGAATCTAACATAACTCGATGTTCGGGAACTAAAGTATGTTTTAATATGTTAAATTGAAGTCTTTTAATATTTTCAATGACTATAAATATTCCTTCAGATTCCCAAATATGTTTTAATTCATTTATTAAAGTTTCATTAGGTTCATCTTTAATAATAATAAATAAAGTATCTGTTTTTTTTAATGTTTCACTTAAAACAAACAAATCATCTATCATTTCTTGAATATTTTTAGAGGCAGGTCTAGAAGTCAAATAATATCTAATATAAACCTTCTTTTTTGGGTTTTCAGCATTTACCTTCTCGTCCGTTGTTTCTAAAAGCATATCAAGTTGATTGTTTTGTTTCATTGAATTAACTTCACTTATACTAAAGTTAGCATATTCATTAACATTATAACCAAGTTTTTCCATTATTTCTAGAATAGTTTTTCTAGAATTATATATATTAGAAATTAAGACACTTGTGTTTTGACTAGCCATTCTATTTATAATATAAATATAATCATTTATTTTTATTTCAATTTTATTTATATTATATTTTTATTATATTTTTATTTATAACGTAATTTTTCTAGTTCCATCAGAAGAAGTAGTTTCAGAAGATGGGTTTTCCGGTTCTTGAATTGTAACACTTTTTTTGTCAGCATTTGATTCAGAAGAAACATCAGCTTTACTTGATTCACTTTCCTCGGGTTTAGCTGGTTCAACATCTAAAATACCTGCTTTCAAATTTTCTTTTTCACCTGATACCGGAGGTGTTTTATCTTCAAGTTCCTTTAATTTTTGTTTCTTTACTTGTTCTAAATAATGCACTTTCTCTTCAAAAGGCTTATTTAATAAAGTTTTCTTTTCTTCTTCTGTTAAATTAATATAATAATAACCTAAATCATCAGGGAAATCATATTTTGGTCTCACATGTGTAACTCCATTTTCTACAGTTCTTTTATAATAATCAGGAGTACTTGAGGTTTTTTTAGCATCACTATCAAAATTTGGAACATATGCTGGAGAAACTCCACTTTGCTCACTAGGCGTTCCTGGGTCATAAGCTGGGGAAGCAGTAGCATAAGGTATAGAATCAGTAGTAGTATCAATCTTAACAGGTTCAGGTATTTGAGGCTCTTCAAAATTCATATTTAATCTTGCTGTAGAATTCAATGCCTTTACAATATTTTCATTTATTTCTTTAATATTTTCAGCTATATCTTTATCATTATGCAGTAATTTATTAATATTATTTGAATAAGACATGCTTAATAACTGATCAATATTTTCTTCAGTAATAATACGCATTTGAACATTCATAGTTATTAATTCTTGAATTAATAATTTGAAAGCATAAGGAACTTTTAATATACTAAATGAACGTCCAAATCTACTTAAATTTATAATACTTTGAGAATTATCAGGATTAGTATTAAATTTAATAGGTCCATCAGCATATGGACTTAAGAAAAGGTTTCTAGCTTGATTATAAATTGCGATAGATCCGGTTTTATTACATACAGCAATATAATAGTTTTGTTTTTCTCCTCTAACCAAAAAGGATTCATTTAAGAAATAAGACATACCATGGGCCAAAACACCATCACGTTCCATCTCTCCAATACGTAAACCACCATCATTAGCTCTTCCTTGAACAGGTTGACGAGTTAAAACAGTATTAGGACCTCTTGCACGATAATTTATTTTATCTTTTACCATATGCTTTAAACGCATATAATACGTAGGTCCTATATAAATATCTGCTGCTAATTGAAAACCATTCATTCCATTATATAAAACTTGGTTACCCGATGAATGAAACCCTGCTTCAACAAGCATAGGCGCATAAGTAGAATAATTGGACCCTTTTACTTGAAACGCAGTGCAATCACCAAAAGCTCCATAACTTACACATGCTTTACCAAAAAGACTCTCTACAATTTGTCCAATAGTCATACGAGATGGAATAGCATGTGGATTTATAATTATGTCAGGACGAATTCCATCCTCCGTAAAAGGCATATCTTCTTCTGGAATAATAAGCCCAATTGTACCTTTTTGACCACTTCTAGAAGCAAATTTGTCACCAATTGCCGGTAAACGTTCTTCACGAACACGAACTTTTGCAACATTAAATCCTTCCTCACCAAGTGTAATAAATGATTTATCTACAAATCCAAGCTGACCTTTTTTGGTTTTAACAGAATCATCGGTTAATACATCTTTATTATTTAGAGATGAGTTAACTTTACCAATTAAAATAATTTTTTCATTTATTTCAGTATTTTCTTTAACTAAACCATAATCATCTAAAAAACTATAGTCATAACCTTGTTTTTTACCAATTACATTATTTTTTTCAATATTTAAAAATTTAGAATTGGTAGAACCTGTAACTTTAGAACTTTCTTCTCTCGTTTCATAAGATGAATGGTATGTTGTTCTAAAAATTCCACGATGTATAGAAGCTTCATTTATTAGAATTGCATCCTCAACATTATAACCACCATAACACATAATGGCTACTATAGCATTTACACCATAAGGTTGTTCTTCATTATTAATATATTCTAAATATCTAGATTTAATTAATGGTATTTGACCATAATTGAGTATTACACCAGTCTTATCCATACGCATCTGAAAATTAGAATGGTAAAGAGATACAGCTTGTTTACTTTGACCACAAGAAAAAGAATTACGTGTTACAGGATTATTTTCAGGATAAATAATCATATTACCCATAACACCTAAAATTAATGATGGATCAATTTCTAAATGTGTATACCATTTACTTTTTTGTAAATCTTCTAAATTTGTAGCAATTAATGCTGATTCTTCTTCTGATGTATCTATATAATCAACAACTGATTTGAAGTGTAATAATCTTCTTATAATTTCAAGTTTACTATTACCCATTCCAGGATATAATTTTTTAATATCATAAATTTTATTATTTTTAGTTTTAAAATTTTCATCAGATTTTTCCATAAAACCCGAAACAATTTCCTCCCAAGTAACATTACCACTATCTATTTTTTCTTTAACTTCTTTTCTATCATAACTTATTTTATCATTTTCAATATAATATATAGGCCTTGATAATCTACCAGCATCTGTAAAAATATATACTTCTTTTTGTTCATAGTTAAATGAAATACTTGTATATATTGGAATAATACCATTTCTTCTATATAATTTTAGTTCATTAACAAATTCAATTGGATTGTCAATAATACCAATCCATTTACCATTAACTATTATTTTTGTACTACTCCCTAATTGTTCTGGTGAACATTCTAATAAAATACGCATAGGAGTATTTATTCTAAGCCATTTAATGATTGGATGACTAGATGTTCCACTTGTAATATAAGTGCTAATGGACATATGTTTATGTAAACCTATATTTCCTCCATCAGGAGTATCTAAAGGGTCAATAACTCCCCATTGAGAGGAATTCAAAAGACGTGGTCCAACCACTTTTGCACTAGAATCTAATGGTAAATTTATTTTACGTAAATGACTAATAAATGTATTCCAACTTAATCGATTTAAATCTTGAACAGCACCTAAACGTTTTGTATGAGCTTCGGATCCCCAATTTCCTTTAAATGCCTTCTTAAATCCTTGTTCAAGTATTCTGTCTTTAAAAAACTTTTTAAAATTTGCTTCAATAAGAGCTGTAAAATTTTCTTTGTATTTGTTATCTTTATCTTCTTTATCTTTTGCTTTTTCTTTTATTTTTAATTGTTTTCTTTCTTTTCTAGATATACCTTCATCATCTTTATATTGTCCTTTATTGTAATAATATTCTTCATCTATTTTACGTGTAATATCTTTCTTTTGAATTAAATAATATTCTCTAAATAAATCATAAATAAGTGACCCGGAAAGTTCTACTCTTTTAAATCTAAAATTATCGCGATCTGTTGGTTTTTCTTCTTTTGTGTAAACTTTTAATAAACGTTTTACCATATATCCTACAAAATAAGCTTTTTCCAAAAAATTTAATTCTCCAACATGAGGTAAAAAATAATCAGAAAGTATTTCTAAAACACTTGATATAGTTCCTCTTTTTGTTAATTGAGAAATATATTCTAACGCATTTTGTTGATTAAAAATTTTATTTGCGTCATGAACTGAAGGTATAAATAAATCAATATAAGGATTATTATTATTTTCATTGTCATCATCTAAATCATTTAATAAGCATGTTTCTATAATTTCTTTATCTGATATTACTCCTAATGCTCTCATTAAAATAAAAAGAGGAACTGGTTGTTTAACATTTGGAACTGAAACTACTATTTGTTTATTACTTAAAGTAGGTGAAGGTGAAACTATTTTAACAGATGTAGTTCTTATGGGTTTTGATGTATCTTCTGAAACAGATCTTA